TTAGCAGGTTTGTGTTTTGTACCGAGCTTGTAAAGAAGTCAAGGATGTGCCGGTTATCGCCAACCAACTCGTTGAGGTATGGCTGACTCTTTAAGTTACCAACGTTGATAGGCGAAATCTCACCCCCGAGCACAAGCTCAGCGTTGCCACCCTGCTTGCGGTAAAACGGAATGTAGTCATTTGTTTCTGACAATTTTTTGCCAGACTCTTTAGACAACGTGCCAGTCTGTACAAGGAAGTTAATTAGCCCTTTGTTGTACTCGTTGTACTTCGTACGCGCTGCGTTAAACGCTGCCTTCACATCAGGTGTGCGCTCAACATAAGCTTTGACTTCGTCGAGATCTTTTTGTGTAAGGTCAGGATTAAAGTTCAACGTATCAAGACCAACACGATCCGCACGAAGCGCAGCAAGGTATGTCGTGAACAGCATATTGGCTGCATCCGCATTGAGCGAAGTAGCTTTACTTAATTCGGTAGCCACATCTTTCAACGAAGTAGTACCACCGCTGCGCACCACAATTTCTTCTTGACCGTCATCACGCTTCTTCTTATCCAGAATAAGCGCTCCGTTGTTTGTAACTTCTGAAGTAAAGCTCATGCGCTGATCAAACATGCGCAGGTAGTACAGCATTTGCGTTGCTTTAAGCGAGTCCTTCATCTCAGCAGCAACACGTTCCAGAGGTTCAAAGCGATCAATAAACTGCGTACGGATGGCAAGCCAAGAGTTGTTAGCTTTAACCTTGTCAAACACTCCTGGAGGAGTAGCAACAATTTTGTTTGCTGTCTTAATGACATTCTCAGGAACATCTGCGCCGTAGCGCGGGGCGCTACGAAACACAACTTGATCCCCCGCTACGTATGCCCCGGCTTTGCTTTTAGCCATGTTGATGCGTGACTGACGCAGCAAGAAGTAAATGTCTGAGGGGTTCTGTTCTGCAAGCGTAGCCAAGCCCATCTTACGTAACGCGTCACGAACAGCGCCCATCAATTCGCCAATAAAACGACGAGCTTTCTGCTTAAAGTTTTCATCAATACGTGCTTCTTCAACGTGCGCAATTAACTCACGCATGGCTGCACGTTGCTGGGCTTGTTCAGACGCACCAACTTTTTGTAACGCCAACGCAGCACCAAGCGCAGCATCATAGACACCAAGGTCAGAGGCTAGCTTCTCCATACCACCTTTTTGAGCATTGACTGTCTCAATCAGGTTGTCCATGCCTTTAGGACCAAAGAGCGTATCAACGCCATAGTGTCCAACCAACTCGTGTGCTAACGTCTTTTCAAGATCCAGCATGTCGGTGTGGTTCTCACCAACCACCACAATAGTCCCATCAGGCAGAACACCACCACGCACCTTGGCACTATCTTGATCCATGCCTTGGTTGTAGAGCGCCTGTATAAATGACTTTGGCGCGTCCATGATGGTTTCAGCGTAAACAAACTTCACGCCTTCTGGCAGCTTGGACTTGAATTCGTCAATACGTTTCTGAGCTTCTGCAAGATCAACAACGGTATCCCCAACTTCTTCGATACGGAAAGCAGTGTCGTCGTTTTGCCGTGCAATACCTTCTTCAAAAGATTTAAGCAGCTTCAACAAATCTTTATCAGTTTGCGCTTTTTTACCAGCTTTACGCTGGCGCAACGTACTTGCTTCAGCAATATTTTTAGCTGCTTTTTCAGGTTCTCCGCCGCGTAACGGTTTAAGCCGTTGCTTGCGCAGTTGTTCTGTCACACCCCCTGGCGCTCCTGTTGCGGTAATACCCTGGCGTGTACCTCGTAAAAGTGTTTGCGCTGCTTCAGCAGGTGACAAAACTTTTTCTTCTTCAGCGGTGAGCGCGTATGCTTCCGCTGCCGTACTTGAAAGATCCAACGGTTCTGCGCGACGCTCAACTTTCTCTGCGCCTTTGCCGACAGGTGTAGTTACACGTCGCTCACGAGTTCTTAGTTGAATGCGTAAGTCTTTTGTTTCTTTCTTTGAACCTGCTTTTTTTGGTTTGTATACACCAGCAGTTTCTTCCAAAGTTGTAACAGTCTCTCTGGTGCGACGAATACCTGAAATATCTGCAAGGCGCTGCTCAAACAATAATTTGTTCTTGGCACGGAGGTCGGCCAGCCTACGCTGTGTCGCTTCAATAACGGCAACATTGCGCCGTGCAACAGCTTGCTCAGATTCTTGTTTAGGTGTGCGAGCTTCACGCTCTGCTTTAAGTTTAGCTAAAAGATTTTTCTCCGCTTGCAGACGTTTATCAAGCGCTACTTCTGTATTAACAAGCAGTTTATCTTCAGCCGTTGGCGCAGCGTCTTTGATTTCGGCAATCAAAGCTTCCAAGTCAGAACGTAGGTCTGCAAGGTATTCATCCGCTGCTTTACGGTCTTGATCAGGGATGTAATACTCAGCGCGATCTGCCTTCTCAGTGATCAATTTGTACTGCCTTGTCTTAGCGGCAAGCTCTTGCGATACAGATTGCGCAAGCGTCTGGAGATCTTTTAATGCGGCGGCGTTCATGCTTTCAACTGCATCACGCTGCGCTTTCATTGCCGCCTTGGTAACGTCTTTACCTACCTCTTCAATCAGCCTATCAAGGTTTTCTTTGGACGCACGTGCTGCATCTTTTTGTTTCTGTACAGCGTCAGCCGCTTGTTTTTTAGCGTCTGTTATACGCTTACGCATATTTGAAACTTGCAACGACCCAAGAAAACGCATAAATGCTTCTGGCGTCTTACGCGTAATGGCACGGGGCTCAAGCTCTTTCTCACCAAACAAATCCATCTGCGCACCACCAACTTCTGGGGCAGGTGCTTCAGCTTTAATAGCTTCTTGGATCTGTGGCAACAACTCAGCCGTATTCTGCGCACCGGGGCGTTTGGCACGGCGTGTTATGTCTGCGCTTGGTTTGAACGGAAGATCTGTACCCTTCAGAATTCTGTCTGCTTGTTCAAGCACTAAATCAACCAACGCTTCACTGGGTTTGTCCATGCGCTCAAACGTATCGAACGCAGACTCGACCGCAGGCAGTAGTTCTCCCATAGCGCGAACGCGCTCAATCTTCAACTCTGCCTGTTCAATCTTTCTGCGTACTCGACCAGTGTCACTTACCTTCTCTTCTTTTTCATCACGCGTAACAACCACGCGACTCTTAGTTGGTTCACCTTCAGCAGCAGGTGCAAGTTTGTAGCCGGGGAATTCCGTTTTTAAAATCTGTGGTGCAGCCACGCGCTCAGGGCGCATGTATTCCTGGCGTACTTCGTTAAGCCCTTCTTGCAACAATTCAGCAGCACGCCCAGGAGCACCAAATGGGCGTTCCCCCAAAGGACGCGTGTCCGACGGACGACGTAAAACTTCAACAACGCGAACTTTCAATGGCTCAGTTAAACGCTGTAAAAACGTATTAACGATTTGACTAGTATTCTCACCTAACGCGTCAAGCTGTTTTTGTAATTTCTCGTTAGGTTCTTTAGCTATCCGCTCTGCTAAAGCACGCTCAGCATCTGCGTTGTTTTTAATACGGTTTTGAAGTTGCGTTAAAACCTGCACATCACGCGGAGCAAACTCACGCTTCTTCTCAACAACTTGATCAAGTCCGTCTCTAACTTCTTTAGCAGACAATGCCTGTGAACGCGTTATATATTCTTGCAACAACCCGTCAAGTCGCGCTCTAACAGCAAGCTCTTCGTTTTTATTCAGTCCAACTTGTTTATTGTCGGCACGAGATTGTGCAATTTCTTGCAGCACCGTATTGACGTAATCGCCTTTAAGGGCAGTTGCTTTCTTCTGTAAAGACGCAGCTAATGAAGAAGCTTCTGCGGTTTCTCCTGTAACGCCAAAATATCGGCGCTTTCTCAAATCATCAACTGTACTTTCAAGATCAAGAAATACTTCATCCCGCTTAGTGGCAAAGTCAGGCGCAGCCGCAGCTTGATCACGACGTAATTCTGCAATCTGCGCATCAAGTGTGGCTATCGTTGCTGAGTCTCTGGCCTGTACAGCTTTTTCACGTTGGGCTTGAAGATCTTGAATCTGTCTGGTGAATTTAGAGCGGTCTTCAAGGGCAAGTTCGCCTTGCGCTTGCACCGTAGGCTTAGGTTGTTGACCTTCAATCTTTTGAAGAATTTGATCAACAAGCGCTTCATCGTACTGCCCAACTTGCGTCTGCTCCGCAGCTTGTGTAAGCGCGTCGTATGCGTCTGCAAAAGGCATCTGCATGTCCATAGGGATCTGAGTTTTAGCAAGACGTTCCTTACCTTTCTCAGCTTGCTTGGCAATACTGGCAATTAGCTTATCGTACTCAGCTTTTTCTTTGGCGTCTTTGCGCTCAGCCGCAGCCACACTACGCTGATACGCTTCACGTAAGGATTCTTGTAGCTCACGTACACGCTTTTCTTCTGCGGCGCGTAGCTTGTTTACCTCTGTATCGTAACCGGGGCCAACCTGCGCTTCGATGTCTACTTCAGTGGGCACAAATTTGCCGGGAACAACATTACCAAACTCATCAACAACAGGTGCGCCTTTGGCTTCCTGCTCCATCTGACGCTCTGCCAACAATGCACTAACAGGACGTGCTGGTACTACTGACCGGATCTCGTCGTTAATTTCCTTAAGCCGTTTACCAATATCTTTACGACGATCCTGCGCTTCTAGCTTTTGTGTTGGATCAAGCGTTTTATCTTTTAACAAGTCGTTAAGCTGACGTATTTCATCCTTGAGCTGAACCTGTTCTTGATTCAACTGCTGCATATATTCGGGAGAACGCTTGCGAGCTTCTTCTGCTGCCTGACGCTGCTGATCCTCTGCTGCTTGACGTTGTTGCTCTTCTGCGCGTTTAGCTGCATCTTCCGTTTCAACTTGCGTACGCGCCGCGCCACGCTCACCTACTCGTGCAGCCCCACCAAATACAGGAGCGCTGAGTGCTGTCTTATATGCCGTATCACCGTACTCTTTGAGCGCGTCGTCTGATGTTAGAGGGAGACCTGCTTGTAAACGCTCAAGCATAGCCTGCGTAACTTCAGTCGGAACTTCAACGGCTGTAGCACGCGCTGCCCCCGTAGCCAAGGTACGCTTTAAACTCTGTTCAGCAAGTGCGCGGCCTGCTGTGCTATCAAGTGCTTTCTCGGCAGGGCGTCCAAGAATCTTACCCACCATCTGCTTACCAAGAATAAACGCACCTGCGGCAGTCTCAATCCCAGCTTGTGCAGCGGCGGCTGCGGCTGCGGACGAGGCATCAATTGTCTTGCCTTCAGCGGCTTGGCGTGAAAGATTAGTCCCAAACTGTTGAAGCCAAGAAGGCGCAAACGCTCCAGCCAGACCGCCAACAGTCGCCCCAACACCAGCACCAACCGGCCCAGCAACAGACCCTGCCATTGCCCCCAGACGTGCGCCACCAAACGCACCACCCAGAGAAACCCCGACTTGTGGGAGTTGTTCTGCAACAGCCAACGGTACTTGACGTACAAGCTCTTTACCCGCAGCAAACAAACCTTCCTTCTGATAGCGCTCTTTAAGTGCGTCGAGGCTTGTCTCGTCTTTATACCGCTGCGCAATACCTTGCTCACGCTCAAGTGCTTCACGCGCTGCTTGTTCAGGGTCAACAATCCCAGTGGCTCCAGCTACCGCACTCGATACGAGCGACTCCGCACCTTTCTTAAAAGCCCCTGCGACCCCTCCTTGTTTTGGAAACAAATCTGGAAAGTCGCGCCGCACAATCTGCTGCGCTTGCTCTAAAGGTATAGTGTCAGGAAACCGCGCTCTGCGCCCGTCAGGTAGTTGGATGCTGTAGCTCATTGAACTCGCTTTCCAGAAGTATCGTAAACAACTTCTCCGCTGCTTTCAGAAGTTCCTTGCCCAATATTAGCGCGAGTAGTGCGTAAATACTCAAGATATTTTTCAACAGTGCCGTGCTGCTTGCGTAGTTGTTCGCCTTTAAACTCGTCATTAAAATCTGCAACTGCTTTAGCAACTTGTGCTTCAGTCAACTGCCCACGTGCTGCTGTGTTATATCGCCCCGATAAGTACGTGTTGGCTCGGGCCACACGCTGAGGATCACCTGACGTAAGGTCGTCATAAAGGCGTTCATCAACACCCGGAACTCGACCTTCTCTCCGCAAACGAGCCTCAAGTTTAGCTTGCTCTGCTGCTCTACCAGGAGCTTCTCTGTATTTTTGTTCTTCAAATGCTCGCGTTGCCGCAGCTTCTTGTGCTCTTCTAGCTTCGCTTGCTTGACGATCTTGGGATTCTTGCATCGCAGCAAGTCCCTGAATACCTGTCCTGGCTGCACCTTGCTTAATTTCAAAAGCTTTAAGGCGCAGTGCCTGTTCATCCTGAAGAAGTTTAGCCGCTACATCACGCTGTCCACGTTTTTCTGCAAGGTCGGCTTGGGCTGCTTTTTCTTCGGCTTCTGCTAAAAACTTAGCCGCTGCCATCTCACGCGCTTGGTATTCAGTACGTAACTTAGCCGCACCGGGGACCATACGTGATAACGTTTCAGCAAGCGTTTTACCCGGACCACCTGCGGCCATAGCTCCTAAGTAATCACCAAGATCAGGCGCTCGTCCTTTCAAAGCATCGGCTACTTTTTGTTGCCTTTCACCCCTACCTCGTGCGTACTCATCGTACTCTTTCTGCATCTCTTGCGTGTTTTTAAAACGCATCAGTTCTTTTTCTTCAGGCGAAAGCATGGCAGTTTTTTCAGCCTCATCGATGCTTTCCATCCTTTTGCGAATCAACGCCATAAGGTCATTAGGACTCACGCCGCTACTACCTAATGTAGACGGTTCGTCTTCGCGTTCTGTAAACCCTTCTGCAATTCGGGCAGACATATCACCGCCACCCTTAAACCCTTGAACTCCACCACCCTGTTTAAACACAATCCCACCATCCATTGCGGTAAACATATCAGGGCGCATGGGTAAGGCGGCTATACCCCGCTCACGTTCTGCAAGGTCTTGAGCTTTTTTGGCGATCATCGCACCTGCCATACCAAGCTGCTGTTCTTTTTGCTGTATGGCTTGCGCTTGTTGGTTGACCATTTGCTCTTTCATCATAAGCTGCTGAAAGATAGTCGGGCTGTTTTTGGGATCATTCTGCATAGCCGCATTACGACTAATCGCCTGACGCTCCGCGCCCCGTTGAGCCAACTCTTGTCCTGCCATCTGAGGCGTGACTTGTCCAGTAGGTTGTGGTGGTTTACCCGCAGCGTACTGCTGTAGCTTCTGGTCGGGGAAACGCGCAGGATTCTGAATCGCTGCTTGCGACTGCATGGGGTTAAAAGGGATCTGCGACATGTATTACCCCTTACGGTTTTGTACCTGTTGTAGTCGGGCCGGTAGACCCTGTATTGATTTTATTTATCATATCTATGAGCGCTATTGTAGATATTCCTCCCGTAAGCGCCTGTGACATAGGATCAATACCCGTAGCTGCTGCACTGATAGGTAGCCCCGTCAGCATGTTCTTCATAAACGTAAGGTTCTCGTACGGATACTTCTCAGCGCGTAGGAACTCGTTATAGTCAAAGTTGCGATCAGCAGTACCCAAGTCAGCCATTTGTTTAAGCGTTGCCAGATCGAGATAACCTTGTTGTTGCCCAAGATTACCAAGCGCTTGCCCTGCTTGGATACCAGTTTGCAAACCTTTAAGCCCAAGCTCTGCACCGAACTGCCGAGACTGTTCACTCATCTTCTGAGCTTCAAGCCCACGACCTTGTTCGACGTTAAACTGCCCAAGTCCTTGTGTGTAGGCATCCTGTAAACCCTTAGCCTGAATGCCACCAAGCTGAGTCATGAGATTGCGATTTGCTTCAGACTCCAGCAAGCCATGACGTGCCCCACCAAATGCCCCAGCTTGTGCAGCTTTTGCTCCGATAGCTTGGTTGGCAATATCTGCTTGGCGCTTGGCTTCGCGCTGCTGGACATCAACAACATTCTGCATATAAGGCGACATGTAAGACGCCTGCACATTGGTAACGTTCTGCCCCCCGTAATTGACGGGTTGGATGTTGGGGTTAGCAGGTACTGTGTAGGGGTTAGTAGCAGGATTCCCACCTACATCAACGGTACCACCAGCGTCATATCCTTCAATTTCACCGCCGTGAGCTTTGGGTACAGTGGTTTCAGTCTGCACAGGGTTAGCAAACGTACCCGTCGTAAATGCCGTGGGTTTATATTGCCCATACTCCAAAGCGCCAATGCCAGCAGCCTGTGCAAGATTGGTACCTTGTAAGAATTGAGCAGGTGTTGTTAAGTTAGCAATCCCTGCCTTAGCCGATTCAAGCAGGGGGGATGTACCTGTGTATTTAAGAAACGGCACATCAGCCTCGGCAGAGGCACGTTCAAGTAAACGTTGTACATAGGGCGCATACCCCTCACGTAACCCAGACTCACCACCAACCGAAACTCCTGTACCTTCTCTACCGTCATCACGAACTGTTTTAACCGAAGTATCAAATACTGCACCTTTAGGCTGTACTGCTTGTTTGGCTTTTTCTATATTTGCCGCTGCCTCGGCTTCAGCTTCGGCCTTTGCCGCAGTGTTCATTTTGGCTTGTTCAGCCTGAGCGGTTTTCTCAAGCTCCGCCCGTTTTGTAGCGTCAGTCTCGGCTGTGATGGACTTTGCTAAATCATAAATATTAGTATTGGACCCCGGTGCGTCGTACCCCGGTTGGAAGATTAGGTTGCCGCCTTGGATAGGATTATCTTTAGCGTTGATCTGTGGGCCTAACTCTACAATCGACTCATAGGAAGGCGTGCCTTTAGTTACGGCACTTGAAGTAATTCCTCTGTCTGCCAGAAAGCGTTGAATGTCATAAGAATCAGTGCTTGTTAAACCGACTTTTGCCGCAGCCTCTTGAAGCGCAGACGTAGGCACTCCAATAATCATGGAGCGTTCGTATAAACGTGCTAACTCATCAAGATCAGCTTTTGACCCTTTCTCAAAAACCGACGCCATTGCAGCACGAGCTTCTGAATCAGGCATCCCAAGAAGCTGAGTAAGCCCATAATAAGTAGCCCGCTGTTTTAATTCTTCAGGATCATCGCTGGGGCGTATAAGCTTTTGGTTGACGAGGTATTTATAGGTGTCTGCATTAAAGTTATCTTGAACGTACTTACGGATCTGATCATCCGTAAATTCACCTTTGTTTGACTTAAATGTCGCCATGATTACCTCGGCATAAATTTGTTAGGGTTGATTTGAATACCCTGCTTTCTGTTACCAGTACGTGCCTCACGCACGCGATCCATCATTTCATACAAACGACTTGCACCAGCATTGGAATTGCCATTGCCTAAATGACTAACAACATCTGCCGGAATCACAAACTCACCATCACTTAATGCAGCGGGACGCTTGTTGTCAATATGTGCAGGGACTTCATCTGCCATACCATCCGTAGGGCCACCGAGGTAAAAGGGTTGAGAAATCTCTCCGCCCCCAGCAAGCGCCATCAGCCCACCCTGTGCCGCAGGTTTGTACGTACTACCCTGATATGCCCGACGTGTTGAAGTTACCGGACCCCTTGAAGTAAACGACGCACCTCTAGCTTGTTCCTGAGCATCTTTGGCAGACTTATAGGATAAATAAGAAGCTAGCGCCCCAAGGCCATACTTAAGAAGGAGGGGTAATAGTTCTTTAGGTATGCCTAGTTTTTCTGCTTCTTCCGGGGTTATATCTTGTTTAGGTACTTCTTTTGTCGGATCTGCGGGGTCTACAGAAGGAGAAACAGGCGCGGGTATAACAGGCGGAGGTGTGGTTGTTGTAGGTGGAGGTTCAGCGGGGGGTGGAGTAACAGGTTTTTGTGCAGTTACTTCAACTTTAGCAGGACCAGAACTTGCAAGAGAAGAAATAATACCTGCACCAGCTAATGCCGCAGCTAAAGGCGCTGCCCATTCAGGGAACAACTTTTCAAATTCTTTTTGCGCTGCAACAATTACAGAGTCAGACCCATAAGATACAGGTGTTTGTCTGTATATGGGGTTTGTAACTTCAGATAGTGATGTTGAAAAATCAGTGCCCGTATCTAAATCGGTAGGAGTTGAGGGGAAAGTTAACCCCATACTTTCCAACAATGACTCATTACTCATTACGGCTTCCTCCCCAGAAACTCTAGGAATTTGTTAAGTGCTTCGCCCTGCTTGGGGGCTAAATCGGTTGAACCCAAAGCTTGCTGTAACCCAAAAGACAGGGCTGCATTCTTAGCAGCTTCGGAAAAGTTAAACGGTCTACCAAGCGCAGCAGACGTAAGTCCAGAAGTAGCAATTGATTTAGCTGGAGCGTACAACGCACCTAACCCCTTATCCAGCCCTGACATTGCGCCAAGTTCACCAAGCCCCGCACCAATAGCCCCGGATGTAGCGCCAGACTTAAATGCTTTACCCGCATCCATGTCTACAAGTTTTGCAATACCAGCGTTTAACCCCCCGCTCACCAAAGCATTAGCGCCGATATTTGCCGCCATAGCTGGAAGTCCAAGCGAAGCAAGCCCACTAGTAACCGTGCCGGTTACTGGCCCAAGAAACGCACCAATCCCACCAAAAGGCAATGAGGCAATTGAAGCAATCTTTAAGGCATTAGCTACATTCTTAGCGTCAGGGTGTTCGCCTTTGTAATACTGGGGGTCTCCGATAGGGACAAGCTTATCGCCCATAGGCAAATACATCTGAGCCATACGCTCGCGGCTCTCGCCACCTGTCTTACCGCCTACTAAAAAAGCAACTTTGCCTGATTGAATATCTTCAAGCGTTGGGTTTTTGATCTCAATCGGATTGCCCTTAGCATCTTTCTCGGATGTGCTGTAGGCTTTAGTGAAAGTGGACTTGTGTCCAAAGATATTATCTTCTGTATTAAAAGCGCCTTTTAATATGTCATACGCTGACTTCTGTTGGGTCTGGGTTCCAGACTCGTATTCACCCGCTTCACCAAGCGCTGCATTCCAATTTAAAGTAGGCTTTTCCTCTGAACCAAATTCCTTCAACCCTGCAAACGGGTTGGTGTAAGACTCACCTGCGGTCCACCCTTTATCTGAAGCTGCACCTTTGGGGGTTGTGCCATATTGCTGTTGGCGTTGAGACAAATAATCCTGCATTTGCTGCGACTGCACAAACGCATTGAACTTCGCCAGAGCTGCTTCGGGTGTGATTTGGGTCGAAGTGGTCATGTCGTGCTATCCGGTAAAGCGGAAACAAAACTCATCGTCGCAATAACAGAAGGGGTGGCAGGGCGTGTAGGGGATGAGGCCGCAGGAAGATGTTCGATACTAACCGATGTATTGTCAGTATGCCAGTACAGTTCGACGTAATCACCCGAATACAAAGGCAAAAACAAATTTAAGGCGGCAATTAAATGCCCATCAACTCCACCATGACTGTTTGATACTGAGAATCTTGAATTACTATTGGGTACGTCGGTCCCATTTATCGCCGCCCACACATCAACGTCATGGATCTGAGAGTCAGTGTTATTAAACTGAATGCTAAATTGTAGGTTGTAAACGCCAGAATAACGCACGGTCATTTTAGAATCGTCAACAAGCGTAACACTATCAGCAACATCAGTAACATCAAACGTAATCGCGTAAGCAGCGGTTGTACTTACAGCGGTTTGATCCGAATCGCTAGACCATGCCCCAAACGGAATACTTAAATACCGCCCCCCATCTGTACCTAGTAACGCAGCTACGTTGTTATTGAGTTGGTTGAAGTAAAGGCGTAAAACATTGTTGAACTGGTCATGATAGGCACGTTCATAGTTAGCCCCTGCCGCAGGTAAGCTGGGTGGGGCGGGTTGCCTAAGCAAACTCACCGCTGACCGTCCTGTTTAACATCGATTCGTGGGGCACCAAGCTGCCACGTCGTACCCAACCCATCAGAGCCAACCCGCATAATCATCTGGCGTCCACGAATACGGGTATAGATAATATTGGTGAACTGCTCAATCGTCACTGTGGAAGTACGGGCAACAGCTTTGGCGGCTTCGGTGTTAAATCCAGACCCGGAACCGTTCATACCGTAGAGCGTCATCGTGACCTGTGGGCTTTGGCTTGTGGACCCTTGAAATGTCAGATCCGGCACCATGCGCCATACAAACCCGAAGTTCTGCCCATCTTCAATATCAAATTCAGCCGATTCGATATAGGCTTCAATTGCGGTGGCTGTTCCTGTGGCGTTATCGTCCACCCCGTATTCATGATCAACAACGTTGTAGTTGTATGTAGCTGCTTCAGGATAGTTGCGTAGCCCCGAGTCAAGCCAAGCCGTGCGCCCCATCGTGCCGTAATACCAAATATCTTCTGCGTAGTTGTACACAACGTACTTATCAACTACCGTGGAATTGGAGGAGCAATAAAACCACCAGACTTCGTTAAAGCCTTCATTCGTTCCGGCAAAGATCTGATCAAGCTGCGAGACGTTAATGTCGGAAAAGACATACCGCCTTAGATCACAACGAAGCGTCTGCACTCGCCCGTTATAGGTGTAAAACTTATCAACCCCCATCCAATACACCACACCTGAAGCAACAGCCGTAGCGTTTGGTCCAACGATAGATATATTGTCGCCAAGTAACTGAGACCCCCACACAAACGGAGGGCCGAGATACTGCAAGGAGTACAACGCCGAATCAGTCCACACTAAGATCTCTTGGCGTGTTTGAAGCTCAGAAATAATCTGTGAACCGTGGGATAAACGCAGACTACCTGCTTGGTTTGTGGCAGCAGGTACAAAATCAGTAACCGACTCTTGATTACCCCAACGAATCAGCATCGGGTCAAGCACAGCACTGCCATAAGCTGTTGTACCAAAGAGTAGAAGAAACCGAGATGTATCGGAAACAATCAACCCGTTTTGCTTTGACGGCACATCAACAAGCTCAGAAACATACACATCCGACCCAGTAGATGCGGCGTTAACCAGCGCTCCAGTGGGAGAAGCCGATATATTTGCTGTGGCCCCGTCTACATTTCGCAAGTAATACGTTGTACCCGCAGTGACCCCAGAAGGCATCGTGCCTGTGGTGGCAAACTTAACAGCAGTGCCCTCGGACAATAAAACCGAAGCAAACGTAACAACTGTAGGGGAGGCTAACGTGAAACTTACATTCCCGCCAATCGAATTAAGAGCAACGCCACGAGTAGTAACACCATTGGTCGCGTCCCAATAATAAATAGCGCCGCCCCGGTAGCCAAAGACTAAATCTTCACCCCAGTTCTGGGCATCCCACAACCTCAACCGCTCAGTACCTGCAACTCCAGTACCCCAGCCGCCCATACCCCAACCACCAGAACCCCACCCAATAACGGCACCCTGAATGGCAGGGCCAGCATCAATTTCGTATTTAGCAGTTACCGTACCCCCACCGGTAGCGGTGCTTGAAGCATTTGATGAAGCTGTTATGGTGTACGTGTTAGTTGTAACGTTTGCTATTTGATAGTTACCGTTAAGTGTTAACCCCCCAACTGCTGAAGCGCCACTGAAAGTTACAAAATCTCCGTTAGCGCTCCCATGAGAAGCGTCAGTTACTGTTACAACTGCTGAGCCACTTGCCGTCGTAAAAGGGTTTGTTAGGGTTGCCGTCTCACGGATAGGCGTTATGTCGTTGTAAACACCACCTCGTTCAATATAAAACTTCAGGTTCGTACCAACCGCCAGCAGATTATCAAAGCTAAGCGTCACCCAATTCCAAAGAAACCGGCACACCCCTTGAAACGTGTACGGGGAGATACGCTGCCACCCACCAATTTTCTCAGGCGTACCCTGACGAAACCGAACCTTTTCACTGATATACCAGCCGTTCTCATTGGTATACCGAGTATTCTCTTGGTTTGTTCCGGGCTTAAAAAGTATCTTTTTGAGTGGCATCATGCACCCCGTAGGTACAACGCTTTTTCAGCTTTGCGGCGGCGCACCAATCCCGGTAACACTTTACCTCCGCCCATAGTCCACATCATAAACGCTTCTGCTGCACCTTCATAGTCGGCGCGGTTGTTTCTCATTCTTATTGTGGAACTCTGATACCTCCCAGTTCCAGCGTTGAACGCAAAACTGACCACAGCGTCGAAGCTTGACTGACGGCCAGCAAGATTAGGAGACATTCGCAATACACCGCGTTCAAAACGGACGAGATCATCCTCAAAAAGGCGATCAATCTCCTCCTGCGACCAAGTGCGATTATCTTGGGCTGCGAGTGGGTAGTCCTTGCGAAGGATGCCGGTATAACCATCTTTCCTTATTACAGGTAATTTAATTTGATCTTGATACAAAACATGACCATAGCCAATCGTCCAAATGTGGGCGGGGCATAAGTAAGGCTTAAGGCTCTTACCTTCAAAACTGTGCATCAAGTCTATACCAGCTTGTCCTGTTTTCATTTCTTCTGCCAACTACGCGAGCCAAACCAAAAGCCAATGATGCCGCCAAGCATTGCCATCTCATCATCGGAAAAGATGATCGTACTGACCCGAACCAAGTCATCAATGTTTTGCACAAGATGCGGGTGCTGCCAGACGTAATAAGCAAGCACAGCGTTAATGGCAATGAGTTCTAAGATGAGCAAGTAAGTGACATTAGGCCGCACCGTTCCAATGTAGTTCACCACCCACTTGCTAGACTTCTCAATGATCTGCTTGTCATGGTCCAGCGCCGCCACGGTCATTTGAGCATCCGTCTGCATGGCAATCTGGTCAGTGCGAATCTCTTCCACGCGCTGCTGAGCAATAAAACCTTCTTTGGCTAAGGCTAGTTCGCGCTCCGATTGCATCCTTGCAAGCTCAAGCTCATGGGCTTGGTCGGCTTTGTTTTGGAAGTAATCAAGCAGTTTGGGTAGGCCCGAAATAAGTAGGCCACCAAGTGTTGAGAGAAGTGAAAGCATGATTACCCCTTAGCCGTCACGATGTCGGCACCTTTCTTGACTGTGACTTTGGAGCCTTCAACATCCACCTGCATGGGTGGCTCGGCACGATCAAGCTTGTCCAACCGAGTAATGAGATCCTTGATGACTTCAAACTCGGGCTTTTCCTGCTTTGGCGCAGTACCTGCAATCCCGTTTAGCATTTGAATAAGTGCAGTAAGTGAAGCGCCAAGCAAGCCCATCACAGCAGCAATTTTTTCGCCATCAAGGAAAAGTGAAGCGCCAACACCTACTAACACGATGAGGAAGATGTAAAGCAATCCATCTTCACCAATCGCTTTGCCAGCAACTTCTTTGGCAGAGTCTTGGGCCTTTAGCTCCTCAAGCCGGATCTTGGCTTGCGCTTTAAGGACTGCTAACTCATGCGTTTTGTCGTCCATCATGCCACCGCCACCTTTCTAATAGCCCGAACATAATTTGAGTAGCTCTTATTTACAGCTAAAACAGCCCCATTAGAAAAATTCTTTGTCCATGCGTAAGCAGTTGACTGGTTAGTTGATGTCCAATGATAAGAAGTAGTGCTAAACGCTTCTGATCCGCCCGATTGAAATAACGCAACTGAAGTCTGTGCTGGAGAAGAAGTTGTATAGGGCGAGCTTCGTGCGGGGACTGCATAAGGATTAGTCGTGCCCGACCCTGTATTGTTAGATGTAGTTGTGGGTTTGAGGTTGTAGTAACAAATTTCTAATTCATAATAAGCAGGTAAATACCAATCGGTGTACCCATTTGTAGTTAGCCCATCACAATAACCAGCGGCGGGGTACGTTGTTGGACTTATCCCCACCAAGTAAGAAGTGTTAGCCGCACCATCCACCATTGAATTAGCGCCACCTGTAGCTGTATCGGTTGTTTTGTAATCTTGCAGAGACTGCGTAGATTTTGGTGCAACAATTAGGTAGTAGAAAGGTCCGGCACCTGTACCACTATAGTCAATCATCCCGGCGTAGTACCCACCGTAAATAAACGTACCAATGCCCGGAGCTCCACCTTCTACAGAAATACTATCTGATGCAGCCGCAGTTTCAGAAACATCTCGTAAATAAACCAAGATGCTTGATGTCCCATCTGCGCCTGTTGACGTTTCGCTTACTGCACCGCCTAACGTTAAGCCCCCAGCAAAAGCATCTACTCCGGCAGCAGTTTCAGTAATTATTCCGTCGTAGGTAACATTTGTGTTACCACCGAAACCAAAACCCCGAGCGCCTCCAGCAGCTAAACGTTGAATAACCGGCATATCAATCTCAGGTAAATTTAGTTTGAGAAGCTAGCACCGTAAAAGTTGCCGATGCTGTTTTAATAATCGTATATACGTAAACGTCAATACCCGAAGCGTTACCTCCGGTCCAAGCAATACCGCCCTGATACTTTGGAGTTATGGTGTTTCCATCAACTTGTATGGTGTTGTTGTAGTAAGGTGTTGCGTTCTGTGTAGCCATCAATGCCACGGTCACACTGCGCCCTGTTGCCAGCGCCGTATTAAGTGTTGTACCCGTCGAAGCCCTAAAGTTAACGGTCCAATTAGAACCACCAGCCCCACCGGTATAGTAAATAACGGACTGTGTAGTCACGTCGTAGTTAACCGTGGATGGAACAACGGTGGCGTTAACCGTCACAACCTCTGACGAATTTGCAAGCACTTGAGCGAGGTTTGCCGAAGTACCAGAAAACGTTTGAAGCGCCGTGAATGTTGTGGCTGTACCGGGAGCTACGTAATCGGTTCCAGCAGTGGCAGGGGTAACAACGGTAGAACCCGCACCTTTAATGAGCTGCCCTGCCGTGAGTGTGGCAGCAGCCTGTACACCAAGACCCACATAGTCCGTGCCGTTAAACACAGCAACGAGTGAGGCACCGGGGTTAATTGTTACGCCTGTCTGACCTGTAGCTTTAACTGTTAGCGTGTAGGTTGAGTCTGCGTTAATAACTTTATAGGAGCGTGATGACGCAGGGGCTATGATGGTTGAGTTAGCGTTAAGGCTTGACACCCTGATTGTCGAATACTGTGCGCTGTTATAAACAATATTGGTTGCGCTTGCATCCCCTTCGGTTAGGGATAATGTCAGGTCGTAGTTTGGCGAGCCTGAAAAGTTTGAACCTGTCAGGTTAGTAATCCCTGCAACAGCAATATCAATATACTGCGTTAGGCCATTATTAATGGCGTTACCCCACGAACCAACTTCCGTGTCGGTTTCAATAATGGGTAAATCAAGGAGAGAAGTTCTTGTAATAGGCATGGTTTACCTCATGTCATATCGACGGGTTGCCAGTTGGAAGTTTGGTTTGTGTTAATGGTCTGCCAGTTTGCCACTTGGGAATCATCGATAAGCTCCCACAAGAACCGACTAAACGCTACGTCTGTTATGGACGCCGACTCCGACACCCCAACATTAAACAACCCACCACCCTGCGTTAGGTCCGCGCCCTGCGCCGATTCAAGTACAGCATCAACAAAATCTGCTCGCGCTGCGACATTATCCACTGCTGTCGCAGTTTCAGCAACGATGGCACCCAGAATATAAAGCGACTCAACCGAGTCAAGTCCTGTCGCAGATTCAGAAACTGCCTTATCGTATAAGAACCCAGCCGCTATACTGTCTGTACCTGTAGCAGTCTCGGCTATAACCCCATCAACCTCCCCTGCCGCAGAGGTAGCATCAGAACCCGTCGCACTTTCTGACACGCTGCCAGAGGTACTGATAATTGTTGTTATAGCGTCGACACCGAGCGCAACCTCTGAAACCGAAGCCACCAAGGTATACGTCGCGTTAATACTGTCAGTCGCTGTCGCTGCCTCGGCAATCAGGGTGTTAATAAACTTATCACCCGCAACAACATCTGAGCCTGTTGCTGATTCAGTAATTGATTCGCTATACGAATCCCCAGCCGTCACCGAATCCGTAGCAGTAGCCGACTCAGCAAGATTTGTATTTAGCGTGAGGTTGTTGGCGATTGAGTCAGTACCTGTAGCGGTCTCGGCTACGCTCGCACCCAGCGTTTGTGTTGCGCTTACGGCATCAGTACCCGTGGCGGACTCGGCTATGGCCCCGCTTAATATGGGTGTTGCGTCGGTGGTGTCTGTTGCCGTGGCGCTTTCAGCGACGGCTGAATCGATGGTGAGGTTTGACGCAGTTGTATCTGTTGCTGTAGCCGTTTCTGCAACGGCTGAATCGATGGTGAGGTTTGCGTTGGTGGTGTCAGTACCTGTGGCCGTTTCTGCAACGGCTGAATTAACCGTTAGGATTGCATCGGTAGCGTCGGTACCGGTGGCTGTTTCGGCTACTTCGCGTGTGTATGTGTTGGCACCCGACCCACTGATCGCTGAGAACGGCGCAGTTGAAAATGGATCAAAGCCGAACACATTGCTTTCCTATAATTTTGCTAGGCGCACTATGCCACTAGCTCCACGACACATTACCAGTTCCAGCAGTAACCGTCGTTATTTTATATGCACCAGATGTAGCTGTTGAGTATGTTAACCCGCCCCCAGGATTTGAGATTGTGTACGTATTGGGGTATTTGAGGATGACTACACCAGAGCCACCTGCGCCGCTCGTATTACCCGAGCCAGCACCACCACTCCCACCTCCACCACCAGTATTAACAGTTCCTGCCGTTCCATATACTCCTGTCGGCGTGTAGGTTCCTCCTGCGCCGCCGCCACCAAGTCCTCCTGGGCCAGCAGAGACATTTAAGCCTTCTGTTTGATACCCACCAGCGCCACCACCACCGGCGTAATAAGGTGCTGGAGATGTTCCGGTAATTGATGATTGAGCGCCAGAACCTCCTGTTCCCGCTGTGCTTGTTGATGGTGACGATACATTTGTTTCGGACGTCCCTGCACCACCGGCTCCGCCACCGCCGCCGCCCGCATATCTTGGCGCTCCAACGCTTGCTCCTCCATCATTTCCTTGTGAAGGAGTTACAGAAGGTGTATTCCCAGAGGCACCCGATGCTGCTGGGTTGCTACCTGACCCGCCACCTGAACCACCGGATACACCGGCTGACGTGTAAGTTCCACCACCACCACCGCCAGCAGAAGTGATTGTACTAAACACAGAATTTGAACCAGAGTTCCCATTTGTATAACCTGATACAGAAGCCCCGCCAGCACCTACTGTTACCGTATAGTTTGTCGCAAGGGACAGTCCTTGGGTCGTTCCTGTCCTAAAGCCACCTCCTCCACCTCCACCTCCGTACGTTCCTCCTCCAGCGCCCCCGCCAGCAACAACAAGGTACTCGACATCAAGCGGGAGGGCGCCCGAACGTGATGTGCCAATTAGAAGATTCAAGACGGCGGTCATGGGAGTCCTTTAAGTTAATCCGTTACCGGAAATTAACCAAGTCGTCGATGTCATCTTTATAGCAGTCGCAATCCCATACTGGGCCAATGTACGGGTGCCTGTTGTTCCCGTGCCCGCCAAATACATCGTATCGGTCGTAATGGCAATCGACAAGCTACTTGAACTCATATTAATGAACGTAAGCACCGTACCCGTAGCAAAAGCAACAGAACTATTGGCAGGGATCGTAAACGTCTTGCTAGCACCTGAAGCTAAATAAATAGCCTTCCCTTGATCTCCATCGACAATCGAATAGCTATCCGTCTTGCTATCTAACGGAGCGTTAATATAACCAAGCGTTGTTGCGTCTACCGTGGGTAGCGTTTGGGTAATCGTGCTATTTGTATTAGCCGATTGAAGCGTCTGAGTCCCAGTGCCGCTTGCATTACCTGTGACCGCAATTGAACTCATACTTCCCTCCAAGAGGTTGTTGCTTCATCCCAGCTATACATCTTTCCATCCGTCGGCATGGGTGTGGGTGGCTCCCAAAGGCAAGAACCAGCGTTTAGCACCCAACTAGCAAAAGGCTGTGGTGGGATAAAAGCATCCAGCACTGCATCATAGGTGTATCCAATACCTGCATAGTTCTTTCTGAATGGCGTTCCGTTAGGATGCTGGCCGCCTTGAGTGTTGTAGCTTGTACGTTTACAAGGTTGCCCTCGTATCTCAGCGTAGCGTACCTCCCAGTCAATACCTTCTTCGCCTTCATCTTTGCCGACAATGACTTCGGTAACGATGTTATTTGCGTCTAAAAAAGCGTAGTGAGCCATTATGCCTCCAGCCGTAATCCAGTTAAATCAACTTCTTCACCAATCATGCCAACTGGGAAGGTATTAAAAGACAGTGAAATTCTTGTTTCCTCACCCTGCACTTGCGGAACCATATGCTGTGCTGACGAAGGGAAAAGAATCAACTTGCCTGTCGTGGCTTCAAACCACCAGCTTTCAGAGTTGTATTGGTTCCACTCTAGCGGTGGGAACTTGATCTGCTGATACCCGTCACGATAAAAGAAGATCTTGTCATCAGGGTTTGTCTGCACATAGAACACGCCAGAAACGTAGCTATTTGGATGTGCATGTTTGTGATGGAACTGCCCTGGCTCCGAGTAATTGCACCAGCTTTGCGTGACTCTCAGACTGACATCGTGCTTTGGGTTAGCAGTGGCTTTGAAGTATTCAGATATACAGTCCTCAATCCATGAACGTAACCCCGTCATAACCGGATCGCGCAGTACAAAGTTATTGGTTGAGGTTGTATTACCCATGT